ATGGAATATCGGTGGAGCGATGAAATAACGCCTGAATTTATTGAACACATTTGGGCGACTGGCGACAAACGTTTAATTGGTGAATTGGATCAACGCCTTCCAGGGCCGCGAGGCAATCCGTTCTATTATTTCGTTCCCATGAAGGATGATTCCCCGATTGCGAACGGGGGACAACGGGCATTTATTGAAGATGATTTCAAAGGGTGGAAAGTAGCATTCGGGGGCAACGGTGCGGGAAAGACCAGAACGGCAAGCTGGGCTTGTGCAAATACGGTACTGAATGTTGAACCGCCACGACCCCGAAGCAAGTTTTTCGTTTACAGCAAAAATAGAAAGATCGTAGCCGATATCTGGCGTGATTATATCGAACCGTTTCTAGCACCGTTTCGCGTAATCAAGAAAATAAAATGGGCAGATAAAGCCAGGGGATACATCGAAAGCGTTGAACTTAAAACGCGAAGTTTATTGGGTACATGGGAGCTGCAATTCTATTCCTACGACCAAGGGCCAGAGGCGTTAGTACACGGTTCGTTTGACGGTTGCTGGTTGGATGAACCATGCCCCGAAGGCGTTTGGACGGAAATTGGAGCCCGTGGTCGTGAATGCCGTTTATCAGGCGTCAAGTTCTATACCCTTACGCCCGTCAACTGCTATTTGCCACAACTAAGGGAACACTACGAAAAACGCCATACGAGGGAATCAAGGGTATTCAAGTTTTATCACTTCGATACTCGGCACAACATATACCTCGATCCTGACAACATTGCCGAACTGGACGAACTCTATAGCGACGATATCAAGGCGACCCGTTTCCTTGGCATGTTCAGCAACCCCGAGGGAGCTGTTTTCCAGGAATGGGATCAAACAATTCATGTTGTACCACGGTTCGATATCAAACCGCACTGGCGAAAGTTCCGCACGATTGACCCATCGGGTGGCGGTAACTCGCCATTCGTTTGTTTGTGGTTCGCGGTCGATGACGATGGCAGATTTATTTTCTACAAGGAATGGACAACGAATAAACCCATGTTGGTACAGGACAAGGCACGGGCCATCAAGGATTGTGAACCCGAATGGGGGAGCGATTCCAGTTACGAATCAACGTTTATTGATCCCGAAGATTTGCAGCAACGCATCGAGCTCAACAAGCACGGGATAAGTTGCGTTCCCGCCCGTAAGGGTGCGGATTCGGTACATAATGGCATTGAACTTATTCGCACGATGCTACGAACCACAAACGGTAAAAAACCGCAAATTGTGGTTTTTGAAAACTGCAAAGTGTTAAGGCAACAGATGCCTAGTTACGAATGGCTACCCAAGCCAACGGGCGGAAGGAACCCGCTAAAGAACTGGAAACCAGAACCGAGGCACGTCAATTGCGACTGTATCGACGCCATGCGGTACGGGATCACAATGGTGAATCATTCGCCCAAGATTTGGACACCCCTACGGGCTCCCAAACGCGAAAACACCCTATATCAACACCGAGGCTAGGTTTTCGCACCAAACTTGTAAACCGCTTTCGCATTGCCAACTATGTTTCGCCTTAACCTCCTCGAATGCGGCATCGGCGGTGCTAGGCAGGTTCCAATCGACTTCGGCCCAATCGTCGATTAAATAACCCGTAACGCCATGTTCAATTACATCACAGTAAGGGGGTTGATTTTGGGCCATAACCGATACGCCCAATGCGGCGAATTCCATCCACTTGAGTGCAGATTTGCTATCGTTAAAGATTTCGTCGGCCAAGGGTGCTAAAGCCCAGTTTGCGGGGGTATTGCGGATTTCGGCGAGGAATTTATCCATAACTTGCCCGCCGATGAATGACACGTTGTCGAGTGCGAGCCCCCAAACACAAGTTTTTTCGTATCGCATTTTGCGGAACTCGACCACGGCATCGGGCAAGTCGCCGTAGAACCAAAAACTTTGTTTCGGATATTTGGCTGGCAAGTGGCCAATTTCCTCCAGATCGCCCCAATGGCACATTGAACCCGCCCAAACAACCCTGTTTGGCTTGATATCAACTGCCCTACGCTGGAAATCGTACATATTAACCAGATTCGGGCAAACAAGGGTTTTATCCCTTCGCTTTAATGCATCCTTTAGGCGTTGCGTTGATACAACCACAAAGTCAACTAGGTCAAGTGCCTCATTAAATAGTTCCTTTACTTTCCAATCAACATCCGCAGATATTGGGTTCCAATCTGGAATGTTGAGCAAGTCATCATCTACGTTTAAGCCAACTTTCGCCCGTCGTTTCAGAACCCGCAATGTTTCCATGAATTCGGGATGCGGAATGCCACGAAACAAATACGCATCGTGGTAATAGTCTCGTTCCGTAGGAGCTGGCGACCCACAAAGGGAAATCCCCGATTCAAGCAAAATGGATTTGCAAAACTTAATGGGGTAACTCGCACGGTACAGGGTTCCCGCCGAATCGTCGGGTGTTTGAATCCAAAAGGATTGATGCTTAGACGGTAAATAAGGGCGTTCTAGTCGCCGTTCAAGTTCGTCTATACGTTCGCGTAAGCGATATTCCCGAACTGCTTGATCGGATGGGTCATAATTTGCTGTTGTTTCCATACTAAATATAGGAGTATGGCACTCAATTTTTTACGCTCACAACGGGTAACTTCATCTTGGCTGGATACCATTGCATTTGTGGCACGGGGTCGCAAAACAGGGATCGCGGTACTGTTTAAGGACGGGGCCGCCGTGGTTTATTGGGATTTCGACGAAACCCAATACAAAAACTGGTTGCGTTCTGTATCCAAGGGCAAGTACCTTTGGAAACGTTTTTACTATCTGGAATACGAGGAAATAGATTTCGATTCGTAGGATTTCGCCATAACGCAATAGATAGGTTATGGCCAATCGTAAAGAAGCTGCAAAGCACCGATCCCGAGGCGAGAACGGGAAATTCGTCAAACGAACAAATCCAGTTGTAAAGCAAAGCCTCGATCCCTTTGCTCCCGATAACCTACCCCTCGCCGTGGTTCCCCATGCCAATATCAATCATGCGTTCACGTTCGCGGGCTTGGCTGGCAATCTAGTCGGCCGCATGTATTCAGGGCGGGCGGATGAGGCGATGCGGGCGTCATTAAGTAACGCCCGTGCCATGCGTCGGGATTCGGAGCTTATGCGTGCCTTACATGCCCGCCAGCTCAATACCGCGTTGTTGCCTGGCAGTGTCGAGGCACCCGATAGCGACGATCCATTTTTGACGATGGCTGGCGACCACTTACAGAAAATAATCGAAGCAATTCCACGATTTACCGAACTAAAGCGTTCGGCAACCGAGGCATTGTGGTACGGCAAATCAGGGATCGCTATCAAATACGATTGGGATTATTCACGCGGTTGGAAGGATTTAGTTGTCAAGGATTGGGTTCCCGTAAATGGTGACAAACTGTATTTCAGTTACGACAACGATGACGTTGGTTATCTTGTCGGGCTCCAGAACTTGTTTAGTACCGACGGTCAAATAAATGGAACCTATCAACCCAGCGATAGGGGTCGCGTAAGAATTCTTGACCCAACCGAACGGGAAGCGTTGATTATTCACAAGCATTTTGTTTTAGATGGCGACTTTGAAGATCCGCAGCAAGCTGGATTGGTTCATGGTGCGGGTATAAGGCATTTCGTTTATTGGACGTGGTTCTATAAATTCCAGTTGCTTGATTGGCTAGTGATGGCGATGGAGCGATGGAGTGCGGGCGGATTTATCATTTACTATTACGACGAGGCAAATGCTCAATCGTTACGTGAAATGAAAACAATGGCCGAATCGATGGCCCCTGGCAAGAATATATTCTTGATACCGCGACGTTCGGGCAATGAAGGCGGTGGCCCTGGATTGGAAATAATTCAACCGAACGTTGCTAACATGGAGTTTTTCAAATCGGTAATTGCAGATTATTTTGATGCCCAATTGTATAAGTTCATCTTGGGGCAGGAACTTTCAAGCACTTCCAAGGCAACGGGGATCGGTTCGGGAAATGCGGATTTCCAACAAGAAACGTTATCGAGCATTACGCAATATGACGCCCGCAACCTGGAGGAAACGTTAACGAATCAACTACTTCGCGTGATTCAACGTTATACGTTCCCGACGTTGGCGGATGTTAATTTCCGCTACAGGCTCGCCATCGACAAGCCAAACGTTGACAAGGAACTGAAGGCAATTAAGGCGTACTACGATATGGGCGGCACGGTTGGAGATGACTACGTTCGTAGCCTTATTGGGGTGCCACGGCCCAAGAATGGCGAGGCGATACTTGGCGGTTCTATTCCGTCGGCCAATGGGGGTAATCTGGCCAGTTCGGCGGAAACGGTTCATTAACGTCATCGTAATGAACGTGGTCGTCTTCCGTTGGCGGTTTTGGTTTATTCGCGTCATGAACCGTTTCCGCCCATTGGGCGGTCGGGTTTGTTCGTTGAACCCAATCGTTATAACGGCGGTCGAAATCGGAAGTACGTAATTCGTAATCAAATTCGCCGATTGATTGACTTAATCCCATTTGGTTTGAAAATGTGGATTCCCAAGTTGCCAGAATACGGCGATGTTCCCGTTTAATTTCCGATTGGTTCAAGGTACTGGAATGTTTGCCCTCGGCCGCATGAACAACGGCGAAATTTCGGGCAATCTTTACTTGCCAGTCGCGAGCGGTGACGTGTGCTTTGACGTTCCAAACCGCCATAACCTAGCTCGCCAGCTTGACTTAGGGAACTTTCAGACTAAGATCCCCGTGTTTGCCTGTACGGTACGGGCGTACATCTGACACAAGGGGATCGCTAATGACCCGCATTTTTGCCGCGTTCGTCGCCATTCTAGCCGTTCTGGCCCAAGTAAACCACGCCCGAGGCGGACTCGTTTACAACATTGACGTTCCGTTTTCAGCCGATTTCGATCATGCGGTTGGCGATATCGCGTACGATTACGCACCTGTAGCAAATCCGCTTTATGGTTTCAATTTCAACAACCAAACAACAATAATTACCTCCGTAGTCACGGCGACGTTTTCAAACCTGACGTATTACAACGAATCGGAAAGTGATATTCCTGAATTGCAATTTGGAGCGAACATTTACGGAACCCTTCGCGGCAACAAAAACTTAATTTTAAGCATCATGGATTATGCACCGAGTAACCTCGTCGATACGTGGCAGTTGCCAGCGGGGCAATCAATTACGATTCCCGATCAGACGTACGCACTGGCGGGAATTGTCGGCGGTTTCAATCTAAACCTAGTTTTACGACCCGCCGAAACTCTCAACTTGACGAGTAGGGTTGCTGTATTTTCAAGCGACTTTGTAACCAGTTCGGGGGAACTCACCACAACGCCCGTTAGCGGGCATATCGAGGGCGTCATGACCTATACGGTCGCCTTCATTCCCGAACCGACGGCGGGGCAACTGGCGGGCATGGGAGCCCTAGCGTTGATTCTAGGGCGTTCGCTGGTCAGAATGGCCCCGAAGTCAGGCGAGCCCTCCCGAACGCGGTAGGAACGCACCTGAACCCGCTATGTTCGCCCTCGGCGGGTTCGCCCCCTGTTGTTCGTTCAACAGGGGGTTTTTTGTTGCCTTTTGCACCCTCGCACCCAACGGGGATAATGGCCAGTGTCGTTAGGTAAATTTCTACATGGGCAGTTAGCGAAAGGGTCAGTATGAGTCAGGACAACAAACGCGACTGGTTAGCCATCTGGGGCTTTATTGTTGCGGCAATCGGCAGCATAGCGGGAGGCGTCGGGGGTTGTGCGGCATACCAAGGGATACAACTTGTAACCGAGGAAAAGAAGTCAACCGAACAAGAAACCAATCTGCGAATGTTATTGAGTAAGGTACTGGTTAAGAAAGCGGACGGGCTTACCGTTAGTGAACTTCGCAACGCCATTGAGGATAGAATCAAAGCAGATGGCGGGGTTCGTCCAGAACTTCCCGAACTGAACGATTCAAATATCGAAAACGAGTTATTACGTTGGGCGGATGTTGGGGCGGTAGTATATGATTTCGACTCCGAAAAGTGGATATCGGGGGTTAATGGCATTAACAATGCAAGCCTATACGTTAGTATTCGACGCCAGCAATTCCACAATCCGTTAATTGAACTAGTGGCCAAGAATTATCTTAAATACAACTTTGAAACCCTTATGAGTGCTTACAATGACGCCAACAAGGAAAAGCGAATTGACGAGCCCGATTACAATAGCGTCATAACGGAACTATGTAAAACGCAAACAATCAGAGTTTCGACAAAAGGTCTGTTTTACACCGCTGCCCAAATGTCACCAGATATTTTTACACTTGGCGTTTCGCCCAATCCAAACGCAACCGACAACACCACGAAAACAGAACCCGCCGCCAGTGCCAAGCCCGATGACCCAGCGGCCAAACCAACGGAGCCCGCTACCGACGTAAAGCCCGACGATCCAGCGACTACCCAACCGACCGACACCGCTACTCCGAAATAATCCGCCAGCATAAATCTTGATTCGCTTAACCCCTTGGGAGTACCCCGAGGGGTTTTTTATTGGCAAGCATAGATAAATGCATGGCCGATTACGTTGTATTTGAAAATGTCCCCATTCTGGATTCGGGCGACGGCATTACGGATGAACAACTGGAATTAGTTGTTTCCGTAGCCAATCAACGGTTTAGCGATACTCGCATTAAACCAACCGTAATCATCGGCCATACAAGCGGCGACCCAACCGCCGAACAAAAAGAATCAATCGGGTTCATGGTTAATTTCCGATTGGGCCAAATCGGGAACATGAACCCAAGGAAATGCGTGATTGTAGATATGCATATTCGGGCGTCGGTCGCTGCCGAGTATGAACCAATTAACGAAACGTTCCCTTATTTGTCGGTCGAATACTGGCCCGAAGATGGCGTTATGGGAACCGTCGCCCTGTTAGGCGGTGATTGCCCCGCAAGAAATCTTGGCCCGATTCCACCAAAAAAAGATGGATTGGTGATTAGATACAGTAAGTTAACCCTCAAAAAGGATTTGCAAAATATGGATCCAACTGACGATTTTTGTGCCAAGGTAGTTGAACAACTATTGGCTAATGATGATTTCAAAACTGAATTACGTAAACGTTTGAGCGAAGGCGAAGAAAAGCCCGAAGCTGACGACACCGAGGATAAGGGCGACGAACCCGAAAAGAATGAAGGGGCCAGCGGTGACAACACGTATGTACCTGGCACCGATGACGACGACAAGGATAAAGAAAAACATTCCCGCACTCGCATAGAACGCGATGAAGCTCGTGCGGAACTCACAAATTATTCTCGCCTGTTGAGCGAACGCGATAGCGAACTCGCCAAGGCTCGCCAAGAGGCGAGCAAATTCCAGCGATTGTATTTACGTGAACAACGCGAAAAGGATTTGATCCAGCTCCAAAACGAAGGATTTTCGTTTAATCGGGCGGATGAATTAGATACCGTTTCGGAAATGTCGCAGGAAATTTACGACAAGCATCTAAATAAGATAAGAAAGAACTACAAACGGGCTCCAATTGGGTTGAACGTCAAGGACGTGATTACAACTAAGGAATTGGATGACCAGTTGGGGGCGGGCGGTGACATGCAAAAGGATGATTTCGATGCATGCGTTAAACTTGCACTCGCCAAGGGTATTTCGTTTGAGAAAGCGGCTAAAGAATACAAGGGAATTAAATAAGGAGATAGATGGCGAATTTAACTCGAAGCTTGATTGCTTCTGGAAACATTAACCCCTCAACGTTTGTCAAATTGAGCGGTACAGATTTTACAGGTATCGCGTGCGGAAACGGTGACCGTCCATTCGGTATTTCGCAAGCAGGACAAAAATTAGCACCTGTTTCGGGTGCTTCTACAGTTGCCGCCGCTGATGGCGATCATTTCTTCGCCTATACGGTCGGATCAACGTGTTATTTAACAGCAGGTTCCGCGTTCAGTGAGGGAGCCTATTTAGGTTCCGATTCGTCTGCCCGTGGTATTCCCGTTGCGGCTACCGCAATTCATGGAGCGATTGCGTTAGAAAGTGCTTCGGCCGCTGGTGAGTTAGTACGTGTTCAGGTGAAATTAAGCTAACAAGGTATAAGGAGATAGATGGCTGAAGCATACGCACAAGGCAATAACACTTATGTTGCAAATACGGCATCCACTGGAAATCTAGTTGTTTCGTATTCACGAAACCCAAACAGTTGGGCCGTTGTAAAATACGCTGGTTTGAAAACAGTTGATAAGGCAGTTGGGCTATACACCAAAATTGACCCCTCTGAAGGAACCCGTTTAGTTGACGGCGAAGATGCATGGGTTCCAGGATCGGCAGCTCGCGAAGGCGATATTCTCGTTAAGCACGAGTTTATACAGTACAATTGTAGACCGTATTCGCAAGAATTCATTCTTGACGAAATGGCAATCGATCAAGGTTCGTTTGATGTACGTCAGCAATACGAAACCACGGCGGCCCGTAAGGCGATGTTGCGTCGTACTTACCTCGCCGCTGGCGTGTTGACGACCACGGGTAACTATACGGGTTCGTGGGGAACCCATACCGACACCGCCACAAGTGCGGTTGGCGGCAAGTTTGATGCGGCGACTTCTGCTACAAAACCGTATTTTTTCCACGGTTTGCAATACGCTGCAAACAAGATCAGCCAAGCAACGGGTAACGCGATTGGCTACGCTGATTTGCAAGTAACCGCTAACTGGGCGACATGGACGGCAATTCTCGGTAGTTACGAAGTGCGTAATTTCTTTAGTGGAAGTTATGACGCCCGTACTTACATGATTGGCGATCCGACATTCTTGCCAAGCGATCCAGGACAAGTTTACGGTTTCCCCCGTGTTGTGGAGAACTCGATTCGCACAACCACGAAAAAGGGTGCCGCCTCGATATCGCGTAGTCCTGTTTTCCCTGACGGCTACGTTTTGGTATCGGCTCGCGTTGATAAAGTTGGAACCGAAAGCACTTTCAACACGGCAACCATTTTCGCTTACAAGGAAATGTTGGTTGAATACGATGCAGAACCGTACAACCACCGTATACGCGGTCACGTTCTCGATAGAATTGATTGCAAGATGACCGCCCCTGAAACGGCGTTCCTCTTCACTTCCGCTACGGGCTAATGAATCGAAGGACAAGGGTCTAAGAATAGAACCCCTCTGAGAAATCAGAGGGGTTTTTTATTGGTATCGCTTCATACATACAGGTATGAGTTATGCTACCCCGAATGATATGAAACTGCGATACGACGTTGGCATTTTGGGCCAATATTGTTCCGATGATGGAACCGCCCTGAGTTCGTCCGCCTTAACGACAAGTGAAATCCTGTTAGCGTTGCTGGCGGATGCGTCGGGCTTGATTGAATCCTCGGCCCTGGCTGGCGGTCGGTATTCGGCAGACGATTTGAACAACTTAACGGGGAACTCCGAGGGGTTGTTGGTTCGCCTGACGTGCGATATCGCGTTTTATTGGTTGGCCCAACGTCGCCCAACGGGTACAGAACAACGCGAATTGCCCATGTTGGAAAAGGCGATGGATATGCTCGACCGCTTACGACGCGGCGAAAACATTTTCAACGTCGCCGCTGCAATCGATGCGGGTTTGCCCCATACGGAACCAATCAGCCCGCAAGTAATTTCACAACAGCGATACATTAGCGATAACCCGCGATATTTTCCGTTACCTTGGCGGTCGCAAGATCAACTGTAATTACGCTTGCCGTGCATACATACTTGCATGGCGTCAACTAACAAACACGTATTCGGTCCCGCACTCATTCAAATTCAACCATACGGCGGGAGTTTAACTGATTTAGGCTATTCAACCGAGGGCGTTGATATCACAATGCCCATCGCATTTCAGCCAATCTTTAGCGATAGTCGCGGCCCTGATACTCCCATCGACGTGGTACAAACGGGTTTCAAAATCGCCACGATTGAATTCGATATGGTGCAATGGGATAACACGGCATTTAACACCGCGTCGGCGGGGTTCACTGGCGGTACGGCGGGCGTTTTCACAAGTTGCGGCAACTTGCTTTTGCAAGGCAACAAAATGATCCGCTTACTCATTAAAGGTTCTGGCGGTGAATCCGCTTGGAACTTCCCCGCCGCGTATTTGGTTGAATTGAACGTGAATTTGAACACGAAAATTCAACGATGCCGCATGAAATGGGAAGCGATTCCAAATGATTCAGGATATTTGATAAGCAGTACAGCAACGTAAAGGAAACATGTATACGGAAAGCGAACGCAATTTATTTGAGTACAACGATGGCAAGCGGATTCGCAAAGTCGATCCAATTAGGCTTGAAAGTCGTTTGGGTTTGGAATGCGGGTTGAACAAAGATGACGTTGATAGGGCGGCATTTGGTGATTTACCAAGTCAGGAAAGGGTTGTCGCCGCGTTGTTGAATGGATTTCAGGTTACGGAGTATGACGAGGAAACTGGCGAAGGATTTACGCGAAATGAGCTTTTCGCATTATTTCAAAAGTTCATAGCCTGCACGGATCAGCTCGCAAAAAAAAACGAGATGATGCTGAACTCGAATCTATCTATCCAGGAATCCTCCCAAGGGAACACGTCACCATTGACGGAAGAAACTACACCCGACTTGACTACGAAACCTATTGCGGATTGTATTTCAACCGCGAACGTATCAAACTCCAGCGAAGTTTCTTAACGACGATTGGCGAACGTATCAACGCCAGCAAATTGAACGATCAAATTGCCGAGGCATTAACGCGAAACGAAACGGAAAAAGAGCTGTTGAAATGGAACTTCAATAAGGGATTAGATGGCCAGTGATGACATTGTAGATATTTTGAAGGAAATTCGGGATTCCCTGAAAAACCGTGGCAAATCCGATACGGGTTCGGGGGGTGGCGGTGCGGGCGGCAAGAAAAAGAAAGAGGATGAACCCGAATCTTGGTTTGACCGCCTTCGCAATTGGAAGGGCTTCAAAACCGCTTCTAGTGCGTTCGCAGGGGCATCTAGTGGCGGTAGGGCCGCTGCCTCGGGGAACGCCGCTGGAGCCGCTGGGGGCATTCTAAGGGGCGGTATGTCGGCACTGGGGGCAATTACGAAGCTTGGCCCCGTAGGAGTCGCCGTAGGGGCCACGGCATTGGCAGTGACCGCCTTGGGAGCCGCAACCGTTGGGGCCGCTGTAGGGATCACCAAATTCGGCCAGCACTTGGTTACGGCGAATCAACGCCTTGGCGACTACAACGCCACAATTGCCCTCTCCACTGCCCAAGCCAGTTTCAGGCAAATGAAACGGGATTTTGAATCGGGAAGCGTTCGGGCGGCAAGCACGTCGGCACTACAGGGCTCCCTCGAAAACCTATACGACCAAATCCGCCCCCTACAGGATTTAATCTCAGTTGCGTTTTCGACAATGGCTAATTGGGGCGTCAAGTTGGTATCGGTAGTTATCGACTTAATGAAAACGATTACCCCGCTGTACAACCTCATGAAGGCGATTTACGAATGGTGGACGAAAAAGAAATTCGACGATGACAAAATTGATTTATTCCCTTGGGAGCAATTCATCAACAACATTGCGGCGGGCGACAATGACAAACACCGCGACGGGCGTTTCCGTTTCGACCTTGAGGATACCATGCGAGGGAAAAAGAAAAAGGAACGCGGTAAACGTTAAATAATACATGGCGGGTTATTCAATTTCATACAATGGCGTTCTATTCAAGGAACGATTTACCGAATGCAAGGAACACCGTTTAAGCGTTGTAATGAGCGAAGACGGCGGTCAAGCCCTTTACATTCATCATCGCTTTTCAATTCAAACATTCATTGCAGCGGATTCCGTATTGATGGGCGTCGGCCAGTATTGGAACTCCATTAAGGGTCGCCTCATGACGACACGAGGGCCGCTGGTGATATCCGCTAATGCGGTACAGATGCTTAACCTCGTCGGCGGTGACGCAAAGGCAGGGCCAGTTTGTAGTGATTTCTCCATTACCAAATTCGTTGGCGACAGATCCGCTTGGCTTAATTTCACAATCGAATGCGACGTTCCCGCGTGCGATTCAAACATCGCTGGCGTTATCTCTAATCGCTGGTCGAGTTCGGCGAATGTGGACGAAAACCATATTTGGACACGTAAGGTGCAGGGAAAACTAATTGTCAGGGATCGCAGTTTTCAACCCGATAGTTTCCGCGAACTTTGCATCCCGCCACGGCCCAAGGGATTTAAGCGTATATCTGGCGATTTCCAGGTTTCCTCCGATGGCTTAATGCTTACGTATGAAATCGTGGATAAACAGCGATATCGCCCCGTTCCCGTACCGATTGCCAATTGGACGGGAACGTTTGAGTTATCAACCCAGAATGGAACGCTTTCCAATAAGTCAATGCATGCGAAGGCATGGGCGGACAATTCGCGGCCGAAATCTGACTTAATGACGTTCCTAGGGAACTTGATCCTTGCTCGATTTAATTTCGACCAATCGGCCCAACGTGACATTATCAAGGGTGCGAGCTTCAGGGAATCACTTGACGAAAACTGGATGGAAGTGAACATTTCGGCCCAAAGTGGTGCTACGGATAGTTTCGGCAAATTCGCAGGTATCGTCAAAAGTGCAATCGGTGCGGATATCGAAGTAACTGACAACAAGGATGAAAACGATTTCGGAGCCAGGGGAACGTATTACGTAACGCTATTTGTCTCCGAATCCATGAACGCTTGCGATGCCTTCCAACAAACCGTTGGGGCAGTTGGCGAGCAATTCGGATCCCAAGTGGATGAGGAGGATGACGAGGACGATAACACTCCACCCCAAACCACGATTGGCACAACGGCAATGATGAGCATAGAAGACGACGCTACGTCCTACAACGACGCCCATTTAGCCAATCCGTACACGATTTGCGTCATCGAATCAAAATACATTTTCGACGAAAATAAATTGCAGTTGCCGTATGCGTCCACTGCCACGGACGATTGCGTTGTCGTAAAAGTTGGCAAACCGTTCGGGCGTCGTATCTGTCGATGTACCGCAACTAGGAATAACCTCCAACCGCAAGTTCCAAGTTGGGTTACAGGTGACCCAAACGAAATCCTATTAGACCGCCAAATTATCACCGAAACCTCGCCAGTATCGCCAGACGGTCATACTAAAGTGCATTCGATTACGACTGAATACGTTTACGCCTTAAAGAAAATACCTACTCAGGAACTTAAATCGGGCAAGTTGCCATATTTGAAGGATTCCGAAGTACAAACCCTAAGCTTGTACGAATTCCAGGATAATTCGTTATAAATAGGGTATGGTAAATCTGACAACATTATTTACGCGATTGGGAAAACTCGCGTTCATCTTTGACACAATCGACACGTTTCGAGCGGTCACCGTTCCGCCCCTCGTCCTGGAACTCGAAAGCGAATACGTTGGCAATCTGGATATGATTCCAAATAGCCAATCAGCACTTAATATATCGTTTCAGAATTCGCCCAATTCTGTACTTGGCACAATCCGATCTTATGCCATCAACACCGTAATTAAAATGGTGAATGATGATAGCCCGCAATCGAACTCGGGTCTAAGAACCGCACTTGTCGAGCTCATTCGACAAATGGAAGCGGGATCGTATTACGTTGATTACAACAGCGTATCATTTACGGCGACAGCGAACGGGCTAAATTATGGCGATGGAATCATCAACATTTGTTCCACGCCTAACACCTTGGACGATGCCCCGTTGCTCGAAAACGGCAAACTAGTTCAATGGGCGTTCAACGAATCATGCAAAATAACTTGTACGAATGATTCGCAAACTGGCGGAATCGCGGCAGGAAACGAACGGTTCCAATATGTTGGCGATCAATCCGCTAAAAATACAGTTGATCCCGAATGGCCAAACGGGAGCGGTACAAGTCAAACTATTATTTCCATTGACGCCAATACGGATTACGGCGGCGGTTCAAACCTGTTGGTTAACGGCGGATTTGAAACCTGGACAGTAGCCAATACACCCGACAGTTGGACAATTGTTGCGGGAACGGCGGGAACTGGAATTCTCGAAGAGGATGCCAATCCATATACAGGCGATTCGTCGCTAAAAGTTATTGGCGGTACAGGAACGGTTACGCTTGCCCAAGTGTTTGACGGTACAACAAATCCATTATTGCAACCGTTAACAACGTATTCCGTATCGTTCGCATTGCGGAAGGATGTTGATTATGCCAGCGGCACAATCACCTGTACCTTAACCGACGATAGCAATAGTTTAACGGGAACATTCGACTATTTTGGCAACCCCAATGCCTTATCAATTTCGTATCATACGGATTTGGCGGCAACAAATCATTGGTACACGTTTACAACAACGTTCCGCACTCCCGCCGTATTGCCCGATGGGTTGCGTTTGGTGATTGATGCCAGTTCGTTGGGTTCAACGCATAACCTGTACATCGACCATGTATCGTTTGGAAGGGCAACCCAGCTCTATGCAATGGGGCCATACGTCGCTATTCATTCTGGCCCGACGAAATGGATACGCGGCGATAACTTCGCTTGGGATTCAACCAATGATTTCGCCAGTGATTGGCAAACCGTGTTTGAGATATTTTATGGCATGAGCGATGCGGGATTGCAGTTACCGATTTATGGGGATTCTGGCGGGTTTATCAGCGATAGTTTAATTGCGTAATCGCCTAAATAGGTTATGGCGATTTCAAATACTACGCTGGCAAATGTCAGTTTTAACACCATATTCCGTAATGCTTCGGGAGCCGAGGCGGCGGTCATTCTGCTAGACAATGGTTTCATTTCCAGCATTCCCGACGATATCCCAAGCGATTTAAGGGCGTTCGGTTTGTTGGATTGGTTATTTTATCATCAATCGGCGTTCAGTACCGATGAGCAACTATGTTCCGATGGCGATCCCGACAACGGATATTCGGGTTCAACCGCCACGGGACTCGATTACACCCGTTCGCTGTTGCTCAATTCCAAGAAACCTTATCAAGTTCGCAATGAGCTCGAGGATCTTTTCGACGCGGACAAATCCGCTTTTTGTGCGTCATACTTCGCCGATCCCCAAATCCTTCGCTGGATTGGGCAGACGAACCCGACAAGTCACGATTGGGATACGGCTAGTAATTTCACCTCGTACACCTGGCCCCTGAACTCCGCGGATCCAAACGCCACAACTACGGCATATCCCCGCCTAAAGGGTGCGGTTCCCGTTCATAGCCTTTACGTCGGTTCCGTCGCCAGTGGTTCAAACACCACAACCACGTTCGCCACGTCAACCATAGCCAGTTCGGCCAATCACCTCGGCAACGCCATCGCGTTTACTTATGGTTCCGTCGCCCCATGCGTGCGAACGATAACCGCAATGTCGGCGGGCTCCGTCACGGTTTACCCGCCTTTGCCCTCGATTCCCCAAGTTGGCGACAGATTTTTTTGCCCGAGTCGCCCCGCTGATATCAAGGCGGTTACTGACTCAATGGAGGCAGGTTATCGGTACATCCTTTACGGTTCGAGCGGTTTAGGCGGTGTCGCCGCACAACCCGCCGCAACGGTTAGCGGTTCCTACTTCGGGGCATTTTTTGACAACGAATTCAAACCAAGTTTCCAGGGCAACGTGTCGGGAGCTGCGAACAACGGCAGCGGATTGATCCGAATTACGACACCTGGCGTTCATGGGCTCGCCACGGGCGATTGCGTCATCATGCAAGGCGTCGGCGGGGTGTCGGCCGCTAGTGGCACTTGGCTTGTCACCGTGATCGACACAACCCATTTCGACCTACAGGGCAGTACCTTTTCGGGAACATTCACCAGCGGCGGTTATTATCGACAACCTTACAAATGGTGGATGGATACTTGGGAAGCGTTAATGCCCGACGTGTTTGACATATGGTGGAAGAAATATATTGAAATCGGTGGACAAGTTGACGAAATCGCCTTCAATTCCGAACGAACCCTAGGTTTGTGGACGGTTTCAGGATTGAAGGAATTCCAATACGCCGTATTGGATTCCCACGCGGCGGGAATGTCGGCCAAGTTGGGATTTACTTTCACCGATTCCAGCTTGCTGAACACGTTGAAACAATCCAGTACCGATTTGCGAACGCTTTTGTTTACCGCCTGGCATTCAAATTACATCGGCGGCAAACTGCAACAGTTGGTTGATATTATCCATTCGCATATCGGCGGCGTTCCAATCCATTGCTACGACGAAATGGGCCGCGATGCTCCAGGTTGCTTTCTCGACCGCCTAGCAATCACTAATACCGACCCCGCATTCGGTGTTATGCCAGGCGTCGGCGACCGCACTTCCAAGGGGCCGTATGGAACATTCGACAGAGCTTGGGATCCACGATTAGGTACAAATACTTATCCCGCTGGCGGAAGCGGTCAGTTGACGCAAACGAGTTCAAACACCGCCAAATGGAATTCGTTCATTTACGATTTCGGTATCAGGCAACGGCATCAACAAATCGCCACAACAAAA